GGTTTCTTTGCGGTCTTCTTTGATGTCGGTGTGGAGCACTTCGAGTTGGGTGGCGATGTGCTCCACTGCGGATGTCAGGCGTATTACTGCCTCGCGGGCTTCGTCACTGCGGCGGCTGAAACCCATAGCGCCCATGGCTGCCACGGATATTGATGCGCCGGCAACGGCGGCAATCACTTCGATCATGGCAGTGGGCGCTACCTAAATAGACTAGCGGCCCTGCCCGTGGCGCAATTTGCGTGTGCCGCGAGGTTTGCTGTGCTGGCCGTTTCCCTGCTTAGATTTTTTGGGGCGCCCAGGTTTGTGTTCGATACGCCCCAAGGCGGTCTTTGATTTGACGGCCATCAGTTAGCGCTCCAGGGCAGGCCGGATGCGCGGGTCGGCTGGTGCTGTTCGTCGAGTTGTACTTGGAGGGCTGCCTCGATTTCGCTCACTTTTTCGGGGCCGCCGAGTTTGTCTTGCACCCAGCTGATCACAGTCTCTTCGGTGAGATCGGCAAAGGGGATAAGGTCTTTTTTCTTTTCGGGGCGCTCCAGGCCGATGGAGCCGTATGCACCAGCGCTGTAGGTGCCATCGGCGGCGTCCACGGTGTAGTGGGCGGTGTACACGCAACCGTCGGCGGTTTCGCGCTCCAAGTTGGTGATACGCCAAGTAAAGATGGTACTGACTGCGGCCACGGGAAGGTTGCTGACGTTGGTATGTTACAACGTAGCCGCAATTTCAGCTTGCTGCCGGTAGTACGGCATCCGCTGCTCATACACATCGCGCCAGATGTGCTGGTAGCCGGTGAGGCGCCACACAAGGGCGCGTAGCCAGTCTTCGCTGGTCAGGCGCCAGGGCTCGGGGGCGCCGCTGCTGCTGGGTTTTGCGTGGCAGCGGATGCCAGTCATGGCGTAGACGATGAGAGCGCTGCCGATCGAGCGGCGCATGTGAAAGCCGTCGGTCACTACGTGTAGATCAGTGGTACCAAAGCGCTTCACCAGCGCGACTGTCTTGGTGAAGTTGGTGACGGTATCCCAGGCTTGGTAGTCCAGGTGAATGCGCTCACGGGGCAGGCCAGCGTCGAGCGCAATCTGGAGGCACTGCTGGGCGCCGCCCTCGCTGGATATGAGCAGCTGGGCATCGGGGAGGGCCAGAGCTACGCGGCAGGCATGGGGCAGGCGGCTGATGTTGCCGCCCAGCTCGATGACGGTGTGAACGGTCATGCGGCCTCTAGTGCGGCGACCTTGGCTTCCAGGGTTTCGATGCGTTCGTTCTGGCGCTGCACCAGATCCAGCAGCAGCACCGTCAAGCGATCGTATTGAACGCCATCAGGCACCATTTCAGCGTCAGCCTTGAGTTGACGCTTGTCATCGACTTCTTCGTAGGCATCTTCTAGGTAAGTCCAGAAGACAAGACGCGGCTCAACCTCAGCCACTTCTTCTGCGATGAGGCCGTACCAAGACCAGTCCTTGCGATCGGCTTCAGCGAGTGACCGATACCAGACCGGGCGAAGGCCAAGGATTGCATCAGCATTCTGATCTTGCAGATCTTCAATGTCAGTCTTGTACCTCCGCGAAGAGGTAGACCGCAGGAGCTGGTTCGCCGGTGAACTTGCGTTATTAAGGAACGCGTTAGCAGCGGATGCGGTGGTGCCAACAGACGGGAAGTAGATCTCACCTCCGTTGGCGATTCTCATCCTCTCCACTAAACCTGATCCGTTATTTGTATCAAATGTAAGGTAGCCAGTCTCTTGCGAAGCAGCATTAACTAACCCAGATCTAATGCGGGCCGCAGATGCTGCGCCAGTTTTTACAAAATTTGAAAAGGCAATAGAGCCGCCCTCGCCCGCTGTGTTAGCTGTACCACCTACTACTGATAACGTGGAACCGGTTGCAACCGAGGTTGAGTTGTTAACTATAGTAAGTATCTGCTCTGGCGTACTTGTCCCAATCCCCACGCGGCCAGCGCTATTGATGCGCATAGCCTCGGACATCGTGCCGCCTGAATTATTAACCAAAAATTGCAAATAACCTGCGTAGTCAGCCGAAGTAGCATTTACTTTGCGGCCTGCAATTTGTCCAAAAGAGCTTGCGGCGCCAGCTGTAGCACTAACGCCACCTAAGCTGATTGCACCGCCCGTGTCGGCAGCTAATGCGCTTGAGGTCCAGACACGAAGAGTATTAAAACCATCGCCATTGTTATTGACAGGACTAGTTGGGAATCTAATATCAAGCAGGCTTCCCGGCGAACTTGTCCCAATCCCCACGCGGCCGGAGCTGTCGATGCGCATGGCCTCGGTGCCGCCTTCGACGAAGGCCAACGTGTCTGCGCCAGGGCTATAGATGCCGGTGTTGGGGTCGCCGTCGATGGCAATGGCGGGTGCTGCGGCCGAGCCCAACGGCGTAGCTTTCAGCAGGGTGCTGATGCTGATTTTCTTGGTGACGTTGTTGCTTACGTCAACGATGGGCAGCACGTCGGTGCTGGCTGCATCGGTGTAAGCAAGGAGGTCGGTGATCTTGACGTTGGCCATTGTACTTAGTGCGGTGGGTTAGTGGACGGTGCTGTACCTAGGTTTTGATACATCCCAGGAGTGCTATGTTTCGCGGTCTAGTTTCGGTGCCGCCGCTGTTGTTGATAGTGATACCTGTAAGTACGGATGTTGTGTCTCTGTAAACTGTGCCTGGATTGGCGTCGGGGTTACCATCGCCTTGTGCTCCCGTGGAATCGTCCACGCCCCACTGGTGATAGTGCCCCGGATCGGTAATGCCGTGGTTGTGACTTTGGTAGCTTTGAGCTTGGGCGGAGCCGAGGGTGCGGCCGGCATCAACGCCGCGAGCGTCATCCCAGCCACGGATAAATTCGCCGCGCAGGTCAGGAAGGTTGAAAGTGGTACTGCCGTCGCCTACGCCGTAGGTGGTGCCAATGGCGCTGAACAACGTGGCATAGGTGGTGCGGCTGATGGCGGCGCCATTGGCTTTGAGGTAGCCGGTGGGGGCGGTAGTGCGTGCGGTCCAAATCACCGTTCCAGCCGGAGTCAGATCAGTCGCGGCTGGGATTGCGGCGATTTGTGTGTCCACATAGCCCTTGGTGGCGGCCATGTTGGTGGTGGTTGGTACGCCCGGCAGCGTGAGGTTGCCGCTTAGCGTTCCACCGCTTAGGGCGAGGTAGGTGCTGGCTGCCGTGGCTATTTGCAAATAGCGAACGTCGCCAGCGGCTTGGGTAATGCCCTGCGGGTCAACCCTTACCCAGTTGCTGCCGTCCCACATCTTGAGTTGGTCGGGCGTCTGGGCAGTGTCCTGCCACAGAAGTCCCAGTGATGGGGATGCCGGGGCCGTTGCTCCAGGGTTGGTGCTGATCGAAGCGCCCGGAAGGAAGCTGAGGATTGTCCAAGTTGCGCCGTTCCAGACCTTGAGGCACGGCGGGTTGGTGCCGGTATCTACCCACAGTTGACCGTTGGCTGGGGCGGTCGGTTGCGTGGGGCCGGTGGAGTTGCCTTGGAGTCCCAATGCAATGCTGAGGATGGCGGCGGTGATCTTGCGGGTTTCGCTGCCGCTGATTGAGCTGAACGGGAAGACATCAGCAGGGGCAACCGCCGTCCCAGCTGGTAGTTGTGAGATGCGTAACCCAGCCATTAGTAGCCCACCACGGTCAGATCAATGAGCCCAGCCACGGCCGTGCCGCTGCTGTTCACACATTTTACGGTCACTGAGCTGACCGACTTAGCTAACACAATAGCGTTTATTGCGGCAGTGCCACTGTCCTGCAATGTGACCTGCACAGACTTGACCGCACGGAACGGCTTAGTGAGGGGGATAGCAGTACCAGTGCCGCTGGTGCTGATAGCGACATCCTCTGCGTTTTCAATTACGTCGGGGTAATCAAGCTCCAGGCTGAGTGCTGTTAGGGCACCAACTGAAGCACCGTCAATACTGCGGAATAGTGTTTGCACTAGGTAAACGTCTTCGATTAGTTTTTCGTAGGGTGCGTAGGGGTGCAGGATGCCGCTGGATTCGCCGCTTAATTGGCCGGCAGTGTAAGTACGCTGTTCCGCGTAAATAGGATCATTATTTTCTTGCCAAATATCGTTGTCGTTTTCTTGGAAGACTATGGTATCTGCACCAGACAGTGCAGCCACGTTGTGCTGGTAGGTGGCTTGGGCTGTTGTGCTAATTAGTAGGCTGCTTTCGAGGAAGTTGTTGTCGAAGTTCCAGGTGTAGTAGCTGTCGAGAGCGGGGTTTATTTGCTGTAGGGCGAAGATGCCGGTGTCGGCGTTAAAAACGTCAAGGTTTTGGGTGACGAGTTGGTCCCCACTTTGTGTGATCAGGAAGTAGTTGTCGCTTACTTGGGCGTTGATGTAAGTCCCAGGCCAAGTGGTACTGTTGATGGTTTCTGCGTAGACCGCGTTGCTTACAGGTGGAGCGCCGATGTTGAGCAGGATGTAGGCCGGGGCATCGCTACGCCATTGCGTGGCGTCAACCGACTTGACCATTACGGTCCAGGTGTCGGTATCGAACAGTGATGTTTCAAACCACTGTTGCTGGGCGGATACTCCGCCGGAGTACAGGGGGATGCCGAGCTCCCAAGTTTCGGCCGGGCTGCCGTTGACGAGGCTGCCTTGCTTGTACCGGATTTCGTAGGAGACGACATCGGACACCACGCCTTGGTCCCAGGAGCCGTAGTCGGATAAAGGTAGTTGCCAGCTGAAGCGTTTTTGACCGCTGTTGGTGTTTTCGACGACTGTGAATAGGCCGGGGGTGGGTGGCACGATCTCGTTGCGCTCCACCGTGTCGTAGATGTAGTCGGCGGGTTCTTCACCGAAGATTGCGCTGGTGAACGCAACCCGCACTTCCCATTCGCCTGGGGCGTGGAACGCAATGGTGTAGTAACCCGTGAGGGGGATGTCGCTTAGGAAGTACCAGCCGGTGGCGTCGGGGGATTTGACGCCGGGGATGACCGTAGGCACGTTGGTGGGGAATGCCCAGACGCGGTAGCCGGTTACACGCTCGGGAATGGGACAAATGCCCGCATCGACGATTAGCAGTTGGGTGCCGTCGGGCTGGTTTTGGTGGCGCACAACGGCGTTGTACGCCGGGTCGCTGAGGTCGGGGAGCGCTTCAAAGTTGGCGGCGGTGACGGCGACCCAATCGCTTTGGCGTCCAAGGCGGTCAAAAGTGGCAACGCGGAATTGGTAGGAGGCGGTAAAGACGTGTTCGGGAAGGGGGATGGTGGCGTTGGTTGTTGAGGCGACGAGGATGTCGCTCCACTGCGTTGCGTCGGATTTGCGCCACTGGTAGCGGTAGCCGCGCACCAGCGTGTCGTCGGCAAGGTCGCGTTGCGGTGAGCGCCACTGCGCCTCAATCTGCACGCGCTTGTTGCGGTAGATCAACGCGGCCGACAGGTTTGTGACGACCAGCGGGCTCTGCAGAGTAAAGCGGTCCTTAGGGACTGCGATCGGCAGGTTGTTATCGACGTAACCGTACTTGGAGTCGTTGTACTGAATCGCCTGGACTTCAAAGATGAGCTGGTCAGATTCCGCAATGGAAATGATGCGGTAAAGGGCTGCGTTCAGTGAGGTCCACTCCAGTACCCACAGCGCACCAACCTGGGTTGTGACGATGCCGTCGCAGGTGACAACGGTGCGGCCGTTGTCTTCTTCGATGACATAACCAGTAATGATGTCGCCGCTTTGAGTGATAAGTGTGTCGTCGTTCTGAGCTGTGAGGGTACGCAGGTCTGTTGCACCAGCGAGCGTGGTGTAGTCGACGATGTTGAGCACCTGCAACTTGGGTTGCGTTGTGGTGCTGCCGTCGGGGTTGGTTACTGTTTCGCCGTCTGGGATGACGAGTGACAGCGTGTAAGAGATTGCCGGGTTTAGGGCAAGCACGGCGTCGAGTACCAAGCGGTTGCCGTCTACTTCGACGAGGCGGCCGGCTAGGCGTTGGCCTTGGCGGAGTGGATCGGCGATCTGGATGATTTCGCCGACGCTGCTGGCCAAACCTTCGGCGGCGATGCGGAAGCTGACGGTTTCGGTTTCGTAGCGGTTGCTGAACAGCGTGTGCTTTGCTGCGCGAAGGGCTTGGCCGCGTGATGTAACACCAAGCAAGCGCAGGTCGATGGGGTTGTAGCCGAGGCGCTGGAGCAGTTCGTCGTCCTGCAGGTATTCGACGACGCTGCTGTAGTTCTGCGCTGGGTCATCCCAGTTGGCAATGCAGACTGTTTTGCGGGCGGTGCGGGCGCTGCTGCTGTAGTTGAAGCACGGTGCGGTGACTTGACCGTCTTCGCCTACTTCCTGAATTACGTTGGCTTCGCTGAATTGTTGTACCGGAGGTTGCGGGCGATCCTGCGTTAGGTAAAGCTTGTTGTCGGCGTAGTAAATAAGGCCGCGAAAAATTGAGGCAAGGGAATTAAGGACTTCAAAAACTGCGCCAGCGTTTTGAAGGTAGACGTTGCAGGTGAAGCGGGGTTCGGTACCGCCTTGGCCGTCGTAGACCTGCTCGTCGCAATACTGCGAAATGGTATAAAGGAACCAAGGGTCGATGGCGATCGACGAGACATACCGCCTTACGCCGAAACGGGGGTTGAGAACAATGTCGCGGAAGATCCACGCCGGGTTGTCGGTCCACGCAGTTTTGAACGTGCCGTTCCAGAGGCCGCTGTAAGTGCGGGTGGTTGGGTCGTAGTTCTGCGGTACTTGAACGCGCTTGCCGCGCAGGCGCAAACTTACATCGGGGATGGAGTTGAACTGGCGTGCGTCAACCTTGAGTCCCAGGTGAGCGGTGTTGGAGTAGGCAAACTTCTCGTCAACGATTTCGGTGTAGCTCTGCCAGACGATGCCGTTTTGTAGATAGGCACTGCCGCTATCGGCGGTTAGGCGTGTGACGCGGATAGCCCACGGTGCAGTACCAACAAGATCGAACTCGTATGCGCGTTGGAATTCACTGTTGCTTTTGCCGCTTACAGTCGGCTCTGTGACAGTTACGAAGGGGCCGCCGTTGGCGCTAACAGCGATGCGGTAGGCGACGCTAGTTCCAGTGATGTCACCGTTGCTTTGATTGGTTGACTGGAGTGCGGTGTGCGAAATTACGACGCGGCAGCGTTCCACGTCGGCATCGGTGATGGTGCGTGTAATGGGGCCTAGAGCAATAGTTACTGCGGTGCTTACTCCGACTGCAGTTTCTACTGTTGAAAAGCCGGTTAGGGGTGTTTGAGTTTCGTCTGTGCCGGCGCGGTAATCGAGTGTGTAACCGGTAAAATTTGCAGTTCCATCCGTGTTTTTAATCGGCGTGGAATCTAGGTAGGTATCCTTTTCGATGCCATTGGGGAAACCTTCGATCTCGCCTTCGGAAATGGCGTAGACGGTTTTGGCGAAGGCTGTCGAAAAGAGGTTGTTGTTTTCCTCTGTTGGTGTGCGCGTTGGGGCGACAATTACCTGCGGCGCTTGTTGCTGCCCACCGCCGCCGCCGGCACCTTCAACGCGCAGATCTTCCATCAGATGCTGTTCTCGATTTCGACGCCAAAGCTAAGCACGGCCAGAGAGCCGATCAGCCGTTCGCCGTAGAGCACCGGCACCACGTCACCTTGGGCGGTATTGGCGTTGGATTTGTCAAACAGCGCACTTTTGAGCTGGTCGGAACGATCGGATTGCGTGGTGGAACCGAAGTCGGCTCCAGGCATTCTGGGTGTTGGTGTGAGTAGTTGCGCTACACCACCTAAGACCAAACTAAACCCGATACCAACAAAAGCAGTACCGACAGTACCAATACCTGCCAATCCGCCGAGTGTTACACCAACAGAAACGATGGCGCCGATACCGAAAGTAAGCGCAATAAGTGCCACACCGGCGATGATGCGGCCTACGGCGCCGCGGCCTGTGGGTTGAGGGGCGAGTACCACGCGCTTGCTGCAGGGCCAGTCGAGTTCGTCTTCGGAGAGGCCCATCGGGTCTTCGGTGACGACGCGCCAGGCGATGCCGTTTTCGGCGCTGTTGACCAAGAACAGGCGCAGTTCGGGGAGTTGGACGCACAGAGCGCGGATGGCTTCGGCGGCGCTGCCAACAGCAAGACGGAATACGCGGCCAAAACGGCGCCCTGCTTCACCCAGCAAACGGACCGTTACCATCACGCAGACCTCCTCAAGACAGCATAGGTCTGCTCCCTGAAGTAGGGGCTGTAAGTGCTCAGGCCAGATAGGCGACCAACCAAGTGCTGGTACAGCTGGTTGGCGGCCGGATCTTCCAGTACGGCGACGTGGTTGCAGCAAACATCGTTGCGGATACGCATCAGCAGGACGTCACCGCGTTGAAGTACTGCGGTAGGCGGCAGTTTGATGAAGCCCTCTGCGGCGAAATTGTCCTCGAAGTGCGTAAAGCCGCGGTCGTTCCACTCGCCTTCGTACTGACGGGGGTAGTCGTTCATGGCGTAGGCGTGCTGCTGCCAGTACCAGTCGCGGACGGCGCTGTAGCAGTCATGGACGCCGTAGGCCCAAGGGCGGCCGATTAGGCCGGTATCTTGCGACGGATCCAGCCAAAACATCAGAGCGCTGGAGCAATCCCAGACCGCATAGGGCAGGTTGAGTGCTTTGGATGCGCGGATGTCAGCTTCAGACAGGCGCGGAAATTTGATGTGGGAGTGCCAGCTGCACAGGGCGTCGTCGAGGTATTGCGCTGTTTCGGCGGCTGAGATGGTGAAGGTGTCGGGCAGGGTGGCGGTGTTGGTGCAAGTGATGACTTCACCGGTAAGTAGGACAAACCCGCACGCTTCGACCGGGAAGGCGGCCTCGGCAGCAGTGCGGATGGCGGAGATCTGCTGCTGCGTAAGTGGGTTGCCGTAAGTGGAAAGCATCAGCCTGACTTATCAACGAGGCCGGGGAATCCACCGAACGGTAGGCGGCTACCTGCGCCAAAGCGCAGTTTGCAACTCTCCAGCCGCTTGCCGCATACATCGTTACTGAGCGATCCGACGGGGTTGTCGTTGACGTCCCAGTAGTTGGAGCCGCTGTAGTGGCAGCCGATGTTGCTGCGGTAAATCCACTGGCATTGCTCGCGGAGCATTCGGCGGGCCGGCAGGCTGCGGCCTTCCAAGTCAAAAGCGACGGCGAGCTGGAACGTGACCGCTAGTTTGTTTTCGCCGCTTTTTTGCTCGACGAGCCATTCGTCTGGACCCCAGTAGGCATCTGGGTCTGCGCCGGGTTGGCCGTCGAGGTAGGTGGTGAGTGTACGGATGCGGCTGACGGTTGCACCAACGAGGTCATCGTAGGTGTTGGCAAGGCCGGTGATGGCGAGGCCGATGTTGGCAAAGGTGATGCTGGGACGCGCCAGTTGACCGCTAGTGTTGCGCTCGAAGCCCGACGCCTCAAGCGGCAACGCGGTGTAGGTATTGCCTTGGTAGGCAATGTCTAGGCCGTTGACTTGGCTCCAGTTGCAGAAGCGGTAAATGGCTTGGTCGGTGCTACCGGGTGGAAGTAATACCGTAATGTCTAGGGTGTAGAGGTCTACTACCGTTGCTAGACGGGATTTAATCGTTTCGGCATTAGGTGGCTGTTGCGTCATATGTAGATGCGCTCCAGTTCAAATGACAGTTGGTAAACGTCGGGGGCTATGTAATTTAGTTGCCAGCCGTCACGGAGAAGGTAGTTTTTTGGGTTTTCGGTAAGCGTGATTGTAAGGGGGACGCTATCGGCAATAGTTACGCTGGTCAGCACACCGCTGACTAGGTTTGCTGTGTAATTTGCAGGGCGTGTGTAACCGCGCAGAACCAGGGTCTGCAGGTTGGTGTAGCCGAGGGTGAGTGTGCCAGCTGCAAATTGGGCTTGGAAGGTTTTGGTGCTGTCGGGGGGTGACCAGGGGATGGCGGTGTCGGCGTAGCGTTTGAGGGTTGCTTCGACAGAGAAAGCTTCTTCGCCTGCCATGGCGGGCGTGGTGCAGCTCCAGGTTTCTTTTTCGGCGTTGAGGCCGTCGCTCAGGATTTGGCTATAGCCGTCGCCAAAGGCTGCACGCTGGAATCGTTTTGTGCGCTTGACGCTGCTGTCAAACGTGAGGCGGAGGTCGTTAAAGGTGAGAAAACTCATCGCAGGACGCCTCCACCACGGCGCTGGTCAACGAGGGTTGCCAACACAATACCGCGAACTTGGCCGGCGATCTGTTTTTGTGCTGCCGGGCTGAGTTGGTCGCCGGTGTTCTCCACGGTGATGTTGATGGAGTCAACGTTCACTTGGCTGCCGCCCATAGCGTTGTTCGGGATGATTGTTCCAGAGCGCCCTGGGACAAACAACTCGGGGCCGCGTTCGCCAACGATGTAAGGCGAACCACTTGTTACAGGACCGCCGGCAGCTCGTTTCTTTATGCTTCCTGTAAGGAAACTAAAGAAACCTTTGCCGTCGTCGCCTGCGAGTAAACCGAGGCCTGCTTGGAAGAGGATGTTAGCCAAGGCATTAAGTGCATTAGTCAAACTATCTGCCCAACTATCTGTACTAAAAATGAGTTGCTGGAATACATCGCCAGTCGTTTGCCCGACTTGGTTAATGGTGTCTTGAATCTGCCTTTGAAGACTCAGTTGTCGTTCAAGTTTCTGGTTTAATTCATCGGCTACTTCTACAGTGTTGCGGGCATCTTCTGCTGAAACGCCTTGCCTAATGAGATCGTCAATGGCAAGCTGGAGTGTGTATTCACGCTCTTTACCTTGCAGTTTTGCAGCGAGCAGGTTGACTTCTGCCTGGGCTTGTCCGAGCGGATCGTCACTGCCCATAAACTTTTTGATTTTATCTTGCATCAACTTATTCGCTTTTTCTTCTGCGTCCACAAGTTTAAGTTGTAAGTTTAGAGAAACGCTTTTCGCTTGAAAGCGGAGCTTTTCTAGTTCATTTACTTTTGCTTGTGCGGGAAGTTCTTTGTTAGCCAAGATGTCATTTCCTTTGCTACGAATTTCTAGAAGGTCTAGTTGTGCTTGGCGTGTAAGTTCCAGTGCGGTGTTTTCCTCTTTGCGTGCAGTGATTAGACGCTGTTCGATTTTGAAAGCTTCCTTTGCTGCGTCGAGATCTCTTCCACTTTTGGCGATACGCTCCGCAGCCCTTTCTGCCTCGTTGCGTGCTTTGTCTGACGACTTGTCGGCTTTTCCCGGTAGTTGACTTGGTACAGTAATGTTTGAAATAGGTTTAGGCAGAGCTTGCTGCATAAAGCCAGGTGCATAGCGACCATAATCTGCAGCGGTGCCAGCTTTTTTGCCTCCGCCCGTTATGTTCTGCATACCTTGCAATATAAACAATACGGAAGATAGACCGGGTATCATTAGAGACACCGCGTTAATAACATTACTGACGTAACCGGGAATAGACAGTAAAGCTGACGCGGCGTATGTACCAACATTGATAAAAGCTGCGGCAATGCTTGCCGCTGTTTCAATCAGCGGAGTAAATTCCTTGATCAGTTGGCTAATTGCGTTACCGATGCGACTAACAGCGTTATCAAACGAGGTAGCCATGCCGTCTGTCTGCAGTTTGAAGGCCCCAGTTACTCTGTTGACTAGATCGTTTACAGCTTGTTGGATTTGCTTAAAGGCTTGGTCGTAGGCAGTAGGTAATTTTGCTGGAGCAGCAGCGGCTTCGTTGGCGAGTTGGATAAATGCGTCGGCAAGTTTTTGTACGCTTATTTCTCCGTCCTTTGCCATTGCCAGTAGTTCGCTACGGCTGACGCCGTAGGTAGCGGCAAGTTTTTCTTGGATGGGAATACCTTGCTGAGTTAGTTGATTGAGGGTGGCTTGAGTTACTTTACCGCTAGACAATGCTGCGGCAAAAGCGTTTGTAATTTTGTCTATTTTGCCGCCGTATGTTTCAGTAAGTTGGCTGGCCGCTTGAATTGCACTGGCTTGGTCTTCAACAGCTAAACCGACGCCTCGGATTGCTTGGACGGATGCTTCAAATTTGTCGAATTCGCGGCCGGCTTGTTTGAAGGATTGCTCCAGTATCTTTGTTTGCTCGGCGGAGAAGCCGATGTCTTGGCCCAACTGTTTGACTACGTTGCCTTTGGCGGCGATGTCGCCAAGGATGGTGCCGACGAGGCTGCCGGCAAAGCTGCCGCCTGGTCCGAGCAGTCCGCCGGCCAGACCGCCGATGGCGCCACCAGCAGCTGCTCCACCGCTTTGGCCGAACAGCAGCGGGAAGGCACCACCGATTGCCGCACCGCTAACGGCGCCCCCAAGCCGGCTGGCGAGTCTTCCTCCTCCTCCTGCGGCGCCGCGTAAAGCTGCGGGCGATCCGGGCATGTTTACTGTCCCGCCGATAGGGGATGCGGGGCCTCTGCCGGGACGAATGGGTGCGGCCTGCGGACCTTGGATACCAAAACCAGCGTCTGCAGTCGCTTGTACGCGGCGGCGATTAGCTACTTCTTGAGCGATTAAACGCTCTCTACGCGCTCGGGCGTTATTTTCTAGTTCTATCGCGGTAACAAGTGCTTTTACCGCAAGAGTTTCCTGTTGTGTGCCAGCTGCAGCTCGGTTAAGTGCGCTGGTGGCTTTGTTTACAGCACGGCTATAGTTTTCCATGCTAGCTACATTAAAACCGCGCCCTTCAAGTAACTTTGCGTTTTTATTGACTACGTTAATAGAATTGTTTAACCTGTTTACACCTTTAATAAGGCCGTCAATTTGACGCCCGCCGCGCACAGCAATCTCAATGTCGGCGGTGTATTTGGCCACAACTCGGGTTTAGTGGTACTTCAGTTTACGCCGTAAAAAAGCCGCCGGGTTAGCGGCGGCGTTTGGCGTTGTCGATCTCCCTCTGCTGGTCTTCGTTGAGGATGCTGAAGTAGGCGCTCCAGCCGAGGAGTTCTTCGGCGGTCATGGTGTTGCGGACTTCGCTCAGACTCAGGCCCAGCTCTTTGGCGACGCCGAACTGGAGCATGAGCCAGTTGTCTTTGCGGAGTTCGGCGCTCAGGGCTTTGGGTCGATGGGCTCGGCGTCGTCGGTCAGAATGGCCAGCATCAGGGTCTGGAGGTCTTTGTCCTTGACCTCGTTTTTCAGGACGTCGATTTCGCCGGCACTGAAAAGCTTGGCGCCAGATTCGTCGAGGGCTTTGGTAATGAGGAGCTGGAGGGCGAAGGCGTTGGCGTCGTCAGACTTGGCTTGCTTCTGAGCGCGTTCGCGCTCGGCCATTGTCAGAGGGGTGACCCACATCTCGAATTCGCTGCCATCGGAAAGTTCGATGGTCTTTTTGGTGGGCTCCAGGTTGGCGGCCTTCTTAAGGCGGTCAATGGCGCGGACCGGAACGGGCATAGAGGTTGGGTGTTCTCGATCTAGTGTAGCGGACTAGAAATAAAAAACCCCGGCAGGAAGGCCGGGGTGCTGAATCTGACTGCGCCAGCAGATTATCAGGCGGTGGTCAGGAAGTCGAAGGTGGGAGTGGTGGCGGGGCGGAAGGCGATGTCGATGCTCTGGGCGTTGTCGGGATCCACCGAGAGGGAAGCGCTAGTGAGGATGGCCTCCAGCGTGATGGAACGGCTCTTGGTTTCATCAACGGTGCTGCCGGTGATGATGCGGTTGGTGTACAGCTTGAAGGCTGCACCGCCCTGCTGGCGTTGGAGCACGTCTTCCACCATGCGGTTGGCCACGGCGAAGTCGTCGTCGGCCATGTACACGGTGCAAGTGCCGTTGCCGTCGCCAAAGCCGGAGATGTAGCTACGGAAAGGGACGTACTGGCCGGGGGTTTGGCCGATGGTGGTGACCTCGATTTCAGCGCGGCTGATGTCGAAGTTCCAGCTGCGGACTTGGCCCACAACAACGAAGTCGGCGTAAAACACCTCGAACGTGTTGGGGCTGACAGCCGTACCTTGGGTGGTGATCGTGATGACCGCGCCGCCCAAGGTGGCGGAAACCGTCAGAGCGCCGGTGGCGGCGTTGTAGCCGATTACGAAGTAGGTGGTACCAGCAACTACACCGGAAGGGAGTGTGCCGGTGGCAGTGCCGCCGGCTTGGTTGACGACCCGGAAACGGACGGGATCGCCAACTTTGAAGTTGAAAAAGCTGCCGACGTTGAAGATGGCGCCAGCAACGGTGACGTCGGTGGGACGGAAAGCTGCAGTGGTGCCAGCGGGTTTGTAGTAGAGGGCGCCGGACGTGCCGGACAAAACGGTGGTGGCCATAGGGGCGTACCAAAAAGGCAGGGTTCGGGGCGGGCACTGCCCGGCTTAATACAGGTTAGCGCTTGTGTGAAA